CAGATCATACGGGCCATCAACGAAGAACTGTTTGTGGCAGATCTTGCCATCAACCGTAATCGCCTGTTGATATTGTTGTTTGAATACATCTTGACCGAACAGAGTGCACCAGAATGGTTGACCAAGACCAGCCTGGTAGATGTTCGCCACGAAATACGTGCCTTGGTTCCTTTCCAGACCTATAGACAAGACAATCAGGACTTTGTGCTGGATTATATACAAGAGGTCAAACCCTATCATGTGCAGGTCAAGCAGTTCAATCTAGTGTACAATGGTCTGGATGCCTATGCAGGCGCATTCACGGATTTTGACTGTCCTGCCTACTACAACACTGATCTCGAAATACCACAGTATGTGGGCCCAGTTCTGTTGCCTTACACGGTCAGCACTGCCACAGGCACAGGAACGCCAAGTGACATAGCCGATACCTTGCTAACTGCTGAGATCTGGACCGAAACGCCCTGGAACACCTGGTTTGCCAATCGCTTGTTGAGTCTGCAAGCAGTCACAGTAGATGTGCCCGGCTCCGGATACACCGAAGAGCCTGTGGTCACTGTTGGCACCCAGTGGACTGCTGCTACCGACCTCGAAGTTGGCCAACAGATTTTTTCTGGAATCAATCTTTACACCGTGACTCAAGCCGGCACCACAGGTACAACAGCTCCTACTTTTACTACCGGCAACCAAAACAACGGCACTGCGTTTCTAGAGTATGCAGGCACAGCAGCCACAGCGGTTTCAGTGATAAATTCTGCCGGACAAGTAGTGGCTGTTACCGTTACAAACGCAGGTTCGGGCTATGTGACCACACCTGTCGTATTTCTTAACGGCGGTAATGGTACCGGGGCAGTAGCCAGTGCGGACATGGGCAACGATCTGGTACGGTCTATCAAGACCACCATGCGCTATGACCGTTATCAATACAACAGCACCATCACAGACTGGACATATCTGGTGCCAACCTACGCATCGGGCACCAGAGTTCGTTATGTAGACCGTGTATGGCAGGCCAACTCTGCCGTCAACAACACGCCAGTGATCACCACGGCCACGGGCACCGCAGGTGCTTATACTATAACAGTGGCATCACTCTCGGGCATCGCAACCGGTCTACTGGCCGTGGGATTTGGCATAGTAGATGGTGTATTTGTCACCGCAGTTGATACAAACACCAGCACCGTGACCCTGAGTCAGGTCCTGTTGTCCACCATCACCAGCCGCACCGTAAGTTTTTATCAGCCATTCCTGTTTGATCAGTGGACTGAGATAGAAGCCAGTACTCTTGGCGGCATTGATCGCACACAAGGATTTTATGTGCCCACGGTCAATCAACCTGGCCGTAGCTTGCCCTTGCTGATTGATGGATTGGAATATCCCGGAGTACAGGTATACGGTCTAGAGTTCAGTCGCGACAGTGGCTACGACGTGGGCAACTATGACATCAATCCATATGACAATCTCAGCTTTGGTCCCGAAGGACGTCCCACCTATGATCCGGCCCTGTTGGATGCGATCTATGCCAGTGACTATGTGGATCCGTTCCTGGGGTTACGACCCACTGACGTCAATGTCACTGGCGGCGAATATATTGATGTCTACAGCAGCTATGCTCCAGAAGAACTGGTTCCAGGTTCTGAGTTTGATACCTTGGACTTCCGTGTGTTTACCAATGACGGTGACAGTGCCCACACTGGTCCAGATTTCCGCATATTCCAAGACATGCGTGGCGTGCAGGCTGTGTACAGGATCACACCCGAAACCACCACCACCCTGACTCAAACCCTGGATGCACAAGCCGACGTCATACACGTGGCCGATGCCAGTGCTCTAGGGGAACCTGGTCTGTGCGCTGACTTCAATGCCAACATTGCCTATGTGCCAGGCGACTTGGTCATGTACGCAGGACTATTTTATCAGGCACTGACTGCCACAACAGGTAATCTGCCTACCAATACCGCTTTCTGGACTCCAGTAGCTGGAGCAGCCAACATCTGGGGCATGCTCACAGTCAACGGTGAACGCATAATGTATCGCTACAGAGACACCACAGCCAACACAGTCAGTGGTTTGTTGCGCGGTACGGCCGGCACTGCCCAGACTGGCCACGCGGCCAACAGCCTGGTGTATGACATAGGACGTGGCAATCTCTTGCCGGCTTCATGCCAGGACTATGTGGAAAGCAACATAACCTATCCCTTGGTTCCGGGCATTAATCAGGGCGACGTGTCTACCGTATCATTTACAGCCGCAGATATTGATGTCAGCCAGGAAGACAGTACCATACAGGATGAAGCAGTACAGGTGTTTGTGGGTGGTATACGTGTACAAACCGGTTATACATTGACCAATTCTGGTCCTGTTACTGTAGCATTTGACACAGCACCCGCCGACGGAGTAGAAGTGGCCATCACAGTGCGCAGAGGGCATGACTGGTACAATACTGCCACACCCAACTTGCCCTTGAGCCAAACTGATACACCTTGCGCAAGGTTTTTACGGGGTGCTATCTAGTGCTAAATAACACATGATGCAGAACGATACCAAACAAACTCAACCACAGGCTCGTCCTGTGGCCAAACGACCCAACGAAACTGGATCAATCAGTGTGCAGGGCTTTGTGCGCATATTTGATCCTAAAAATCAACAAGTATTTGTGGAGCAACGAGCATGATCCAACCCGGTCTTTGCCAAATCCAAGGTTTTGTAAAAATACACGACCCCAACACCGGCGAGGTCTTGGTGGATAAAAAGAATGCCATACACTACGAAAACATCAGCATAGCCATGGCAGAAACACTCAGCAACCGCACTGTGACCCAGGGCGGAGGATTTATATTCCAGATGGCCTTTGGCAACGGTGGCAGCTCCGTGGACCCAACTGGGGTCATCACATATTTGCCACCCAACATCACCGGACAAAACGCCGATCTTTACAATGAAACCTATGCCAAAGTTGTTGATGACAATTCTGCGGCCAACACAGATCCTGCTCAAAACTTCATGACCGTGATACACACCGCGGGCACTGTGTACACTGATATCTTGGTCACTTGCTTGCTGGACTATGGTGAACCTGCTGGACAACAGGCCTTTGACAACTCAACCAATTTCAACGGTGAATATGTGTTTGATGAACTGGGCTTGAAGTCAGTCAACGGTAGTTTGACAAATCTACGCCTGATCACACATGTGATTTTCCACCCGGTACAAAAGAGCTTGAACCGACAGATACAGATAGATTACACCCTGCGCATTCAGACCTTGACCAACTTGAGTGCTGCATAAATATGACAGTATTATGGCAACATAAATAAAGCAAAGACGGAGTCCAAATAAATGGCATACACAATCAATCTCACCGATGGCACCATACTTGCTACCATCCCCGACGGTACTTTAGATACCACCAGTTGCTCCATGGCACTGCCAGGAAAAAACTACGCCGGCTACGGCATATATCTGGACGAAAACTTTGTCAAGTTGCTGGAGAACAGCGCCGACAACACTGCTCCTGGTACACCGTTGACCGGACAACTATGGTATGACAGTGGTGAGGAGTATCTCAAGGTCTGGAATGGGTCAGAATTCAAAACCATAAGTTCAGCCACGGCCAGTGCCACTGCCCCCACATCTAATGTGCAGGGCGATCTGTGGTATGACACGACCAATGAACAACTCAAGGTATACACAGGCACAGAATTCATCTTGGTAGGACCTGCATTTACCGCAGGGCAAGGTGAGACTGGAGCTATTCCTGCTACCATCCTGGACAACACCAATACCAGCCACACCATACTCCAGCTGTATGTGGGCGGCACACTTGTAGGTATCATGAGCAAGGATACTACAGCATTTACACCACAGACTGCCATCACAGGATTTAGCACCATCAAACCCGGCTTGCAACTGTCAACCGCCAGTGCCGCATACGTTTTCCAAGGCACCGCTACCAACGCCACCACCCTGGGCGCCAGCAACCTGGGCGTTGCCAGCTTTATGCGAGCAGATGCAACTGCACAGACCACAGGACAACTTATAACCACCAGCAACGCCGGCTTGGCCGTGGGCGCTGATGGAGACCTTACAGTCACAGTTTCTGGTTCTGACGTGACTATAGCCAACACACAAAACAATGGTGACATCCTGTTCCGTGCCAATGTGGCAGGAACCCCGACCACGGTGATGACCATCAACGGCGCAGACGGTGCTATTTCTGGCAACCAGATCAATGCTAACTACGCCGACGTGGCTGAACGTTTCTGGGCCGATGCAGAATTAGCTCCTGGAACTGTGGTTGAGCTAGGCGGTTCTGCAGAAATATGTGCGGTTGAGACTGATCTAAGCGAAAATGTGTTTGGAGTCATAAGTACACGAGCAGCATACCTGATGAACAGCAACGCAGGCTCAAATGCCACACATCCCCCAGTTGCAATGACTGGACGAGTTCCTGTAAAAGTCGTTGGTCAGGTGCGCCGAGGCGATAGGCTAGTTTCAGCCGGAGCAGGTCAAGCACGTGCAGCACAAGCCGGCGAAGCCACTGCATTTAATGTGATCGGCCGTGCGCTCAAGGATA